GGACCGATAACACCTTGAGGACCTTCTGGTCCTTGTGGACCTTGTGGACCTTGTGGACCTGGAACATTTGATACACCACTTGGTCCTTGTGGACCTTCTGGACCCTGTGGACCCATTGGTCCTTGTGGACCAACAACGCCTTGTGGACCTTCTGGACCTTGTGGACCCTGCGGACCATGAAGTCCGCCATATGCCAGCAAATTCCAAGCAGTCGTGCCATCGCCGACCTTAAACTGACTTGTATCTGTTTCTAGACCAAGTTCGCCTAGCGCAAGAACTGTGTTCGCGGAAGTCCATTCTGATGCTGTTCCGCGACGAAATTGAAGTTGAATATATGCCATGTTAGGTTACGCCTCCGCAATTAATATTTAGTCCTACGCTAAAATCTGTACTTGGTGTTCCGCCATCATAAACTACAACACCAACTGGTCCTTGTGGACCTTGTGGTCCAGCTGATCCATTTGCTCCTGATGGACCTGTTGGACCAGGATCACCATTTGTTCCTGCTGGTCCTTGTGGTCCCTGTGGACCTTCTGCACCATTTACACCAGATGGTCCTTGTGGACCTTGGGGACCATCTGGTCCTTGTGGTCCTTGTGGACCAGTCTCTCCGTGAGGTCCAGGTAATCCTTGTGGACCTTGTGGTCCAACAACACCCTGTGGACCCTGAGGACCGATATCTCCATGATCTCATTGTGGACCTTGTGGTCCTTGTGGACCAGTGAGCCCTTGATCGCCTTTGTCACCAGTTCGTGCAAATGTAATAACAACGTTAACATTATTTGCAAAAGTATTAACAGTGCCAGATGAATATGCAACTGGAACATCAAAGTGATTGCCATGATCGATGTGTGTACTGTTGACAGCATAAAAAACAAAATTTGATGTATTGCTTTCTTCCGTCACTTTAATCAAACCCTTTACAGTGCTGTTTGAATCATCAATAGTTTGGATGAATGATGTGATATTTGAATTTGCGTCTCTGTGTCAAATCGATAATAGAATGACGCACCACCAAAGTTTCCAGTGTCACCTTTAGGACCTTGTGGTCCTTGAGGACCAACTTCGCCAGCAACTCCAGCAGGACCAGATGGACCTTGTGGACCAAGATTGCCAGCAATACCTTGCGGACCTTGAGGACCTTGCGGTCCAGTTTCACCATTTACACCAGAAGGACCAGATGGACCTTGTGGACCAACTGCACCTGTTGGACCAGCAACACCTTGTGGACCCTGTGGTCCTTGTGGACCAGTATCCGCACCAGCACCAGCATATAAATCAGTAAAATTTTCATTTACTTTTTCAAATGCTTCGCGAATTGTATCACCAGTGCCATCATTTGGCGCTGATCCAATATCGATTATTTGTTGTGTCATTTCTTATTCTCTTAAGTATTATCGTCTGCTGTCTTAGAACCAATATCGACTCTAATGAGAGTAGAATCAACTCTATCGTCGAAGAAGTATGGTGCTTCTTGCAATACTTCTGTAAATCCAAATGCAGTATCTGCGTTTGCATTCAATGGATCTGGATATATGATTTGTCTTACAAGCTGATTTGTTGGTGTTGCAAATGTTTGTATATTCCAAGATGCATTTGATACTGCGCCAGTCATATATCTGCCTGTGTTTAAAACTCCGTTTGTATCAACAACAACTATTGTGTTTGTAGTTGGATTCCATGTATGAACAAATGCAGTTGCATTCGCTTCACTTAAAGTTCTACCCTCATAAACCAATTCTCCAACTTTAAAGACACCCCTTCCAGTGCTAAATGTGATCTCTCTTTGCGCTGTTGTGTTGAATGTACTGTCATATGTATTTGCGATTGCTTTACGAATGATCTTAGACTCAGACGTTGCGCCATACATGTAACCTTTCGCAGTAAACGACAAAGTCCACATAATAATTCGAACATCACCGCTACTGACTCCAACGTTATTGACTTCTTGAGAAACAGAATTGAGTATGAATGGAACATCTGTTTTCTCAGATGCAACATCTACTAAATTCATTGTTACTGTGTAGTCTGGAGAAAAATATGGTAGAATCTGTTCAATGATTTGAGTTCCATCCTCAATATTTCTGACATAGATCGTAAGAGTAAATTCAAAGTTATATGGAGTTGCAACAACATTTTTAACTTTTGTATTATCGCTTCCAGCAGAAAAACTATTAACAAAACTGCTTCGTTTACGAAGTGGATCATAAGTGATTGCTGTCATCTCAAAACTCATTCTTGGCAACGTCATCATTGTTTCATTTGCCAAGTTAGGGTCTTGAGTAATACGCTCATAAAACTTTTCTTTTTGAGCATACATCAAAGGAACATTAATTCTTTCTATCTCTTGTGTTCCTGCTTTATTGTATCTCTTAAGAGTGATGTTGTTGAACAGTGTTCCAAAGGCAACAACCATTTTACGAGTAATTCTATGATAGAAATGAACTCCAGATAGCATTATGGCTCACCGAATGGATTTGATTCACTAAAATCTAGAATGTTATCTGCTTCTTGTTCAATCAAGAAATTGTCATCAAGTTTATTCTCAACTGCATCTTTAATTTTATCAGCAACAGTTTGTATTTCCCAAATAGCACCGCTTGATCTTCCTTTTATTTGAGTAGTATCGACAAACGATCCAAAAATATTTTTTATTCTTAATTCTCTGTTTGGTTTATCCCATGAAGCCACAACTCCCTTTGCAGTTGCTGTAGCAAAACTAGATCCTTGATACACCCATTCTTGATCAGTAAATGTTCCAGAGCCGCCTGAGTCAAGTATATACTCAAGAACCATTGCTTGAACATCAGATATATCATCAATTTCAGTGACGCCAGTTTCAAACAATTCGCCATTATACTTGAAGGCTTCCATTGTCAAGCCAAACATATATGGAGCAATTTTACCAGCTTGGAAGAAGTTTTTCTCTTCTTCAACACCTTTGATTTCCATTATTTTCTTTTGAATTGGAAGATAAACTAGGTCGCCTTCTTTTGGTAAATTATGAGTTGTTGGGTATTGTCTTGTGACTAATCGTTCAAATGTGCGACGAGCAACTGCCATGCGCGCAACCTTTTGAATTTCAAGACCAAACTTACTGAAGAATTCAGAGTTACCTTCGAAGTCTTGAAATGACTCCATATACATGTCAACCTTGATTGCACTACGATAACATTTTACAGGATCGTCGCCAAATAGTTCGTCTGTGGATGAACGTGATTCTCTTGGAAGATAGTAAACATCTATCCCATGATTGCGAATTGATTCAATGATCAAATCTTCGATCAGTTGTTGTTCAACCGATGCTTTCTGATTGTTGAAGTATACACTAGTTGGCATTTTATCCTACAATAAATGCGACTGGTTCTTCGTAAGTGTCGCGAAGTTTTTCTTCAAGTTTTTCGACTTCAGCTGAGGCTTCATCGTAAATTTGCTGACCATTGATGATCAAACCACCAGGAAGGGTATAGTTTCCATACTTCTTGAGGTTTGTTCCCCATTGTTGTTTGAATAGAGCTGCAGTATAATCTCGAATCCACATATCTCGATAAACTCCAGAATATGTTTCTGGATTTACAATTCTATGACACTCGAAGGCTAGATAAGCGTTATCTTTAAACTTGTTCCAGTCGGTGAAAACTCTCAACTGATGCACTTGTTTATTGAATGTGAACGGTGGTAAACCAGTTACGATCATATCGAGCATTGCTAAATGCTCTCTTGCAATAACGTAATATGTGTAAGACGAAGCAGTTAGGTTGTAAAAATCGTTGAGGCGAAGCTGATAATTAATATCGAACATATTAAAACCAGTCGAGGATGTTGAAGACTGGATTGATCCTGTAAATGGAAAAACCTGGCTAACTCCGATAATAGAATCTGCGAGAGTTATATAAGTGTTTGAAATGTCACCAGCAGTCACTTGATGCGCCAAATAGCAACGCTCTGTACCATCGAAATGGTAGTTTCGAAACATATAAAGAGCATCGTCAATACGATCCTCAAGTTGATCTTCATCAACGTTGATATCGATAACTGGAAAACCGAGTTTTCGGAGACAATAATCTTTGAGTTCGGTGCGCGTTGAGGGGTGAGACATGGATAACCTCGCTAATTATTGTATATTTAGTTTATGAGATAAGTCTCCCATCTCGAGAACTGTAGACTTTGTCTGGGTGCATATGCGCAAATTGCTCCCAATTTGGTTCCCCAGGAAGTATTCTTCTTCCTGTAGACTCTTCGCCGATATGTTCGATAATGTTTTTTCCTTCAGAATTTTTTAGAATAGCAGAATACATCTGATCAAAATGAGCCAAATAGACCATGATCATTCCTTCATTAATCGTAAATCCCCAATATTCACGGAATGGATAATTAATAATGCTTCGGCGATAAAAAGAGAAAATGATCGGGAATTGTTTCGTATTTTTCCCATAATAATATTGCTTGATTGGAGTATCTGTCGGCTCAATTTTCGGTGGGTTTTCGTGGAAATACCATTCTTGTCTCTGCAAGACCACAGATGCCATTTTCGAATCTGATTCGAGAATCTCAATCATATCGTCTAGTTTCACAGGCTCTTTCAAGACAACATCATCTTCTTGGTGTATGATATAGTCATAGTCCGTAGTTTTTAGATAATCGAAAAACTCAGACCAAGTAACTGATAATCCCATATTTTGTTTATGCAGAAAGATATTAAATTTATGCGTTTTACCCAAAAGATCGAAAATATAATCATTTCGAGTTCGAGGATAATCATCTATAATTAGTCGATCAACCTGATGCCCGCAATAATCTAGAAGGTGTAGCGATTCTAGACTTTTTGTGAGATATTGAAGTCGATTGCAAGAAAAAATTACATGAAGAACTTTCATTAGTATTCAGTATTAAAGAAGAAAGTTTGGAAAAGACGACCAGAATGTAGTGTGCTTCCGAAATAATCAAGAGAAGCATGAAACATATTCCCACGATAAAGAACAAGACGATTATACTTGTTTGCGATATAATCGGTCATTTCCCATTTTGTATAATCGTAACCTTCGTAATCTTTATCTGTTCGCTCATATTGACCTGAAGCCTTGTGACGATATAAGGCAGTTCCAGATGATAGTGGCGCGTCTGGAGTTAAGTAACAAACTCCAGCCCACGTATTATACTGGTCTGCATGAATCCAAGTTCGATCCTGCGCTGTACAAATTTGAAATGCGCCAGTATACCCAGAATCCTCGAACCAATATGTAACTTCTCCGCCAGCATAGCGAATAATATCACCAATAGTCTTTTTAGTATCTTCTGTCAAAAATGGTTTAGTTCGAAGTCCAGGATAGTTGCCAGAAACTTCGAACTTTTGCGAGAGAGCAAAGTCTCTTACTGTATCTGGATTTCCATAAAAGTCGTCAATAATAATGGTCTTGATTTTCATAGTATCACCTTAATAGTACATAAATCTGCCAGAGGTTCCGTCCCAGCCAGAAACTTTCCAATCAACTTCTATAATTTTGTCTTCATATGCTCTTGTAAAATAATATGAAAGAGTTTCAATATCGTAGTGATGCATCAACGGTTGTTGTAGTAGATGAACAGTAGCATCATTCATATCTATAAACTTTTCTAAATGTTGTGATCCGAATCCATATAGAACGGTGCAGTATTGATGCAATCGATTGTTGTTTTGTGCTTCTCTTCTATCAATAAAGTTATAATTCCAGGCTTCGTTCCATTCGAAGTTCAGTGGTCTTTTAAAAAAGATTTTATCTTTGTTTTCTTCTGTGAGCAAAAGATTATTAAAATCATAATAAAAATATCTACCTGTTGCTTTAAAAATGAAATCGTATTCCTTCATTTCAGGTTTGTGTGTTTTGAAGTATGTGTTTAGTAACAGAGACTCGCACAAACTTTTGTTTTCATGAGTGTTTACAATTTCATATGCTTCCTCTGATAGATCTCGCAATGGAATAAAGTCTACGTTCTTAATATGCCAAAGAGTTTGCATATACTCTGCATAATCTTCTGATGAATCAACAATCACAACCTTTGCTTCTGGAAATGCCGCACGAATAGAGTTAACAGTAAAGATTGTTTGTCTAAATCTTTCTTCAGCGGAGAATTTAGATCTGACTGCACTATATGTGAACTTACCAGATCTAGGTTGAATTGAAGAACCAACAACAAATAGATTACGCATAGAAGTCATTCGCTATAACTTTATTCAAATAATTTTTATGTTTATTATGCACTTCTTCATCTGAGAAAGTCAACCCCCACTCTCGACATTCGAACAGATTAATTTTGTCAATAGTTTCAATTGCATTCATCAGAGATTTAAAATCACGAATTCGATATCCTGTTTGACCTTCAAGAACAATTTCAGGGAATGCGCCCCAATCAGTTGTGATCACTGGTGTTCCAGATAAGTTTGCTTCAATGACCATATTTCCGAACGGCTCAACATAATATGTCAATCCAATCAATCCTTTGGCGTTCTTCATTAATTGCTTTCGCTGCTCAGCATCAGCAACACCAAACATCTCAACATGATCAGGTATTTCGCTATATCCTAATTGTTGCAGTGATCCAGGACCTGCAATGATAAGTTTCTTTCCTGCTTTCTCAGTTGCTTGTATGGCAAGATGTATACCCTTCTCTTCAACAACTCGACCAAAGTATAAGAAATAATCTTCTTTCTTTTCGTTGTATTCGAATTCACTCACCGTAAATGGATTACCAATCACAGTATCAAACCAAGAAGGATTCATGAGCATTCCACGCTCACCATAGAACATATGCATATTTGCATACGAGGTAAACGCTCGATATGGAGCAAAGATACCATTGGCACGATAACCAATTGAAGGCTCAACTGGCTTGCAAGTTGGATTCATATCGCAAGCAAGTTTATTATCTACACCAAAGAAACAAGCGATGATGTCACCGTCACTTGCTCTTTTGCGAATTTCTTCGCCAGCAAGTTCATTGAAGCGTTGGATTTCTGTTGGTGTGGTTGGAATATCAACATGCTCACAATCAACTTGCGCGCCAGGAATTCCATAGTGTACCATTTCAAAATGTGGAGACAAATATTTGATATATTTGTAGCCATGAACAGCAAACGGATCAACTCGTTTCGCAAGACCAGTTGGTGTTCTTGGATTGACTAATACATGTATCTTCATAACAAACTCACAAATAAAAATAATCTAGTATATTTAGCGTGCGTCCTTCATGGTCAAAGTGCCCCAATAAGTCGTGCCACCATCATAAGTGATGAAGGTCCACAAATCGCGAGCATTTGCTGCTGTTGTGGCAGGAGGTATTGCTCCACCAGTCCAATATATTGTATTCGCAAATGTTGGTGATCTTCCGCCAACACCATCTTGCAATAATAATAGCGAGAACATTTGACCAGTTCCAGAGGATGGTGCATTAGTAAATGTAAACTGAACACTTGCTGTCATTGTATGTCTAAAGTAATTTGATATAGACAAATCAACCGTATTCGCAGCATTCGTATTTGTATTTGCAATCATGAAGTCTTTACTTGACTTCATTGTAGCGGTCAAATTACCGCTCATCGTTACTGAATTATTTGATACATTTGCTGTGATGGTTGAACTGCCAACAGTAAACACATTTCCGTTTAGATTAAATGTTAGATTTGCAGAACCCGCAGTCGCGCCGTTATTATTAAAGAATACTTGCGTGTTTGATCCGCCAATTGGTCCAGTTGGTCCTTGTGGACCTATAACACCTTGTGGACCCTGCGGACCAGTCACACCTTGTGGACCTTGAGGACCAGTTGAACCACCAGGACCTTGAGGACCAGCAACACCTTGTGGACCCTGTGGTCCTTGTGGACCAGTGTTCAGTCGGACCTGCCACACCTTGTGGACCCTGCGGTCCTTGTGGACCCTGCGGTCCTTGTGGACCAGTATCACCCTTGTCACCAGTGCGAACAAATGTCATTATAACATTGGTGCTATTTGGGAAATTTGATCCAACAAGCGTTGTGTTCAATCCTGCAACAGGAACGGCAAACCAATCACCGATATGAATATGCGAGCCGTTGATATTAAAGAATGTATATTCTAGAACATTTGCAGAATTTGCAATCTTGAATGTGCCTTTGACTGTCGATGTTGAGTCATCAATTGTGTTCAGATAATTATACACATTGCCGCTTAAACGATCGATGTTATCAATATACATTTCAGTCGCAGACAGCAATGTTGTGTTATTAAATTTAACAAAACCAGCTGTCGGATCAGTGTTTGCTGTATTGGTGTTGAATACATATTCAAATGTTGCACCACCAAATTCACCAGTGTCACCTTTTTGACCTTGTGCACCCTGAGGACCTTCTGGTCCTTGTGGACCTTGAGGACCTTGAGGACCCGTCACACCAATTGGACCTTGTGGACCTTGAGGACCGACAACACCTTGCGGACCTTCTGGACCTTGAGGACCTTGTGGACCTTGTGGACCGACAACGCCCTGAGGACCTTGTGGACCGACAACACCTTGTGGTCCTTGTGGTCCTTGTGGTCCTTGTGGTCCTTGTGGACCAGTATCGCCTTGCGGTCCTTGTGGACCAACGACACCTTGAGGACCTTGAGGACCTGTCACGCCTTGTGGACCTTGTGGACCTTGTGGACCAGTCACACCTTGTGGTCCTTGTGGTCCTTGTGGACCACCAGCAACATTAGCAACTTTGATAACAGCAGTTGAATTCGCAACATAGAACGTTTTTCCTGTGACCTCATTATGACAGAAACGCCCAATGCCAATATCAGTCCAAATATCACGATCACCACTGATAATCCATGAACCACTGTTCAATGTATAGAGATCACCATTTCGAGTGTCAAAAATTGCATTAGCAGCTGCAGTAAAACTTAAAACAGTAAATGATGCACTTGCTTGTGAGTATGCACCAAAACCATATGGACTTTCACCCTTGAACTTATCAAGAATTGCATTGCTATCAAGATCTAGTGTAAGTGTAGTCGTGGCGTCTAGTGTAGTGTTACCGAGTTGTGTCGTTACCAAACTAAACTGGTTTCCAGTTCTTGTGACTTCGATCGTTACACCATTTGGATAGTCTGACCACCCACCGCTATATGTGACAAGGTCTGATCCATCAACTAATTTTTGTTGATCAGAGCGTAGATAATTATACCAAATTTCCCAACCTGTTACAGTACCGCCAGTGTCGCGTAATGCGGACAATGTATATTGTCTGTTAGTTGAAGGATCAACATACCAACCAATCAAGACGCCAATTGTATCATTATCAGCATTAGTTGATTTGAGTTGTGTTTTAAACGTGTAATTAGAGTAAGATTGCGGTGAAACAAATCCAATAAATGTTCCGCTGTTAGTCGTACTAGAAATCACACCAGTGTTTGCATCAAACGACCATGCACTCAATTCACCAGCATTGGCTGGTTGATTTGATGTTCCATCATGAGAGAATCTTGTCCATGTATTGAAGATCGTGGCGTAATCTGTCAACGTGTTTTGAGCAGCGCTCAACTCACCATTTGTTTCAATGAAGTATCCTTTGACAAGAGTATAATCATTTTCTCTTTCAAACGTTGCAGTATTTGCTAAGAACGAAACTTGACCCTCAAGACCAACAGGAGCAATATTTGCTAATTGTTGTCCATCAAGCAAGTCTGCGTCTAAAGTTGAAAGTGTGCCATCATTTCCTGCATGCCATACAGTGTTGCGATTAATCATCACACCATTGGCACTTGGAACTGAGAAGTTAAATTTGTCGTCAGCATCATTGGTCATTGCGAATGTCATTTCAGTGGCTTCACCACCTAATGGATTCAACAACTTAATTGTTGCTGTATCACCGCTACCACCAAATGCATCAGTAGGGAATCGAATTCCACCATTTGCACCAGCAGTTACATTAACGCTATTTGCATTAATATTAACAGTTGAGAGAAGTTTTGCAGATGGATTAAATGTTAGATCTGATGAACCTGTAGCGGTTCCAGAGCTGTTATAAATGACTTGCTGATTTGAACCTGCAATTGGACCAGCTGGACCAGTTGGACCAACTTCACCAGTTGAACCAATTGTTCCTTGTGGACCTGTTGGTCCTTGTGGACCTTGAGGACCTGCTGCGCCTGATGGTCCTTGAGGACCCATTGGTCCTTGAGGACCAAGAACGCCTTGCGGACCTTGAGGACCAGCAGAACCATTTTCACCAGCAACGCCTTGAGGACCTTGAGGACCAGTTGGACCTGATGGACCAGCAACACCTTGCGGTCCTTGTGGACCAATGTCACCAGTTCTTGAGAATGTTAATGCAACTTGCTGACCTGCTGTAAATGCACTTACACTACCAGTGATGTGCGTTACATCAATCTCATAATAGCCAGTTTTGTCAGTCAAATCATTGACAGCAAACAACGCAAATTGAGTTGTAGTTCTATCAATAATATTCAAGTGACCCTTAACACCACTTGATGAGTCATCGAGAGAAGTTAGATATGTTAGAATATTTGCGCCATCAGTATCAACATTGTCAACAAAGATTTTTGTTGTAAGTGTTGTGAGCGCATTATTAAGTTTAAATTGACCAACACCTGGATCTGAGTCATTTACGCCAGTGTTGAATATGTATCCAAAACTTGTTCCACCAAATGCACCAGTGTTGCCTGTTGCACCGCTTGGTCCTTGTGGACCTTGTGGTCCCTGTGGTCCTTGTGGACCTCTTGCACCAACTGTACCTTGTGCGCCTTGTGGACCTTCTGGACCTGTTGGTCCTGTTGCACCAGTCGGACCCTGTGGACCAGTATCGCCAGTTGATCCCTGTGGTCCTTGTGGTCCTTGTGGACCTTGAGGACCAGCAACACCTTGAGGTCCTTGAGGTCCTTGAGGACCTGTTGGTCCAACGATTTGTCCAGCATCAACCCACTGAATCAAATCATCATTGTAAACATACAAGTGACCATTGTCAGTAACAACATAAGCATCCGCATCGTTAGCTGAGCCTGGAAGATTTGCAACGCTGATGACTGTACCAAGAACATTGATACCACCACCTGGAATACCTTGAACACCTTGTGGTCCTTGTGGACCTTGAGGACCTTGTGGACCAGCAACACCTTGAGGACCTTGCGGTCCTTGTGGTCCAATGACGCCTTGTGGTCCTTGTGGTCCAATGACGCCTTGTGGTCCTTGTGGTCCTTGTGGACCAACAAATGGACCAGCATCAACCCATTGTGGTGGAGCAGGACAATCATCCCACACCCACAAATGACCAGTTGATGTTACAATATATGCATCACCAGGATTTTGATCTTGAATTGATGAAACTAATATTGCATAAGTTGGCACAGTGCCAACAAAACGAATACCTGCACCTGTTGGACCAGCAACACCTGATGGTCCTGATGGACCTTGTGGTCCACGTCCACCTTGTGGACCAGATGGTCCCATTGGTCCTTGTGGACCAGAGAATCCACGCTCACCCTTTGGTCCTTGTGGACCAATTGGACCTTGCGGTCCTCTCACACCTTGTGGACCGCGACGACCTGTAGTTGCTGTGACTTCCCATGTTACGCCACTGTAAACAAATTCAACAGTGACGCCTTTTATATCAAGAGCAACTGGCTCACTTAATCCTTCAATTGTACGATCAAGTGATGTGATGTAAACTGGATTTGCATTCCAATCATCACCATCAGTGACTTGAACATAACCACCAGAAACTGGAGTATTTGGTAGTGTGATTGTAAATGGACCATTGACTGTTGTGTTTGCAACAAGACGATCACCATCACTTGCTGTGTAATCCAATGTGACAACAGCCCAATGCTGCAATGCACCAGAAGCACCACGCGGACCTTGAGGACCAGCAACACCTTGCGGACCACGTGGACCAGATGGACCTTGTGCACCAATTGAACCTTGAGGACCAGATGGACCTTGTGGACCAACAGCACCAACTGGACCACTTACACCAGATGGACCTTGTGGACCAGCAAAGCCGCGATCACCTTGAGCGCCAGATGGACCAGTTGGACCAACCGCACCAGTTGCACCAGTCGGACCTTGTGGACCTGTCGCACCACGTGCACCAGATGCGCCAGTGACGCCTGTAGGACCTTGCGGTCCAGTTTCACCAATTATACCAGATGGACCTGTTGGACCACGCGCACCTTGAAAACCGATTGGACCTTGTGGACCAGCTGGACCAGCAAAACCTTGATCACCCTGTTCACCTTGCGCACCAGATGGACCAGTTGGACCAACAGCACCTGTCGGACCTTGTGGTCCTGTCGCGCCTCTTGCGCCAGCAGGACCTGTTGGACCAATTGCACCTGTATCACCAGTTGCGCCAGATGCACCAGATGGACCCTGTGGACCAGCAGCACCAACAAGACCACGTGGACCAGATGGACCCTGTGGACCAGCAAAACCTTGATTACCTTGCGCGCCAGATGCGCCAGATGGACCTGTTGGACCAACAACACCTTGTGGTCCTTGAGGACCTGCTAAACCACGTGGACCTGCAGGACCAGATGGACCTTGTGGACCAGTGTCACCAGTTAAACCTTGAGCACCAGTTACGCCAGTTGGACCACGTACACCTACAGGACCAGATGGACCCTGTGGACCAAGAACACCTTGAGGACCTTGAGGACCTCTCGCGCCTGTTGGACCAGCAACACCTGATGGTCCTGATGGACCTTGTGGTCCACCAGCAGGACCTGTAGGTCCTGCAATACCCTGCGGACCAGATGGACCTTGTGGACCAATTGGTCCCTGTGGACCACCAGACCCACGAGCTGTTGAGACTTTTACAACAGGCTTTTGCGTAGAAACTTTGATAGTTTGGCCAATAGCCGTTGATACATTCGATGATGGCATATTACTTCGTTACCTGCGGTAGAACAGTAATAATCCCCTCGACGATTCTTGTCGTAAGGTTTGCTGTGTCTTTTTGTTTCACATCAAAGAGATAACGACCTGCTTTGATATTTGACGTTGTCGCAGCGTTCATTGTTAACGTCACATTACCATTGGCTGCATCTGTCGTCGTCACGACTAGATTTGCCGTGGCGTTAGCAGAATAATATGATTTACGAATAGAAGAAGTGAAGATGTAACCAGTTACATCCAATGGGCTTCCATCGTCTTGAGTCAGGTCTAGATTATACGAAAGGTCGGTGCCTTGGTCTAGATCTAATTCTACAAATTGCGCCATTTAGGATTCCCCATTTTATTTTCTTATTTATAATTCCCAGGGTCTCTGTAGTCTACAACGCCTGGATAGAGATAAAGATCTTCAAGAAATGGGCAATGATAGAATGCAGGAAGCAATAAGGCAGAAACATTTTTCTTACCAAAGATCTTCCATGGTCCTGGAAGATTCCAAGCAGTAGGTTTAATATCATCTTTGAAGGTAAACATACCATTTGTAATGTCAGTTGCCATTGGGAATGCATCACGAATGCCATTTTCCATCGGCGGCATTATTTCCATCGGTGGAGGAAATGGTGTTGGTTTTGCTTTTGCTGTTTTATCTTTTGAATCAACACCAAGACGAATTACAGTTCCCGCCTTATTTGATTTAATGTGAATATCAACCCATGCTGTGATTAGATATCCCATGCGCGAGTAATCATGCATTCCAGGACATCCTGGAAAATTATAATTACCATTATCCTTTTCTTGGAACTCTTTGAAAAATGGTTTCACATCTTTTGCAAGTACAACTGGATAATGAGGATAGACTTGTCGAGTGCAATCAACAAATTCTAGATCTGGAGTTTCTTTCGAGAAAAATTTAAATAACTTATTCATCTTCATGCTTTCTCTTTCTTAATTCCCAAGTATAGTGATGCGTTCGACTTTCTTGAGCCTTTTGAATTTTCTTAATTCGTTCTTTCTCAGACTCTGTCATCTTACGAATCTTGGGCTTACGATTATTAAATGAATTTCGTTTGACTGGAATTGCAGTGACAAGTGGTGTACCCGCAGGAACAGATCCATCAAAGTCTGGAATCAACCATGCTCCTGGAAAGTTCACTTCTTTTGGATATGCGTCAGTGTCAACATATCCTGCAAGGCATCTAAATGGCTGATCAAAATGATTCATTGGGGGAATGAACAAGGTTGACCAACCTGGCTTTGTTTTAATTACCCATCGATTGATGAACTTAATTGGATTGCCATGAGGAAATCCAAATGCTCGTTTTCCACCCACCTGAGCAGAGTCATGAAATTCAGCAACTGAAAATGCTGGCGGATTTTTAATTTCGATTTGAGTGCAATTATGATTTGTTGTGACGTGAAGATCACCGCCAAGTGGAATGGTAAATCCAAGCGACATTGCATCAAGCATTGGCAAACATTTCTTGGCAGTCATTGTTGGATTGCCAAAAACATCACGCTTTCCAGCGTCAAATGTTGGAGCAAGGTCTTTAAACCATTTCGGCAGATACTTTACTGCTGGTCTTGGTTCTGGAATAATATCTTCAAAATCTGGATGGCAATAAAATTCCATAACATCATTGCCCCATACTTTAAACCAGTTTTTCATATCAATGAGTCCTCTCACCCATAACCCAGCAAACTAAAGATTTTCGCACTCCAGAAGTCACAGGGCGCACTCTATGAGGCATGAAAGAAGAGAAGAAAATAATTTCTCCTCTTTTTGGTTTTACAACAAAAGGTTCATTTACTCTTCCGTGAGGGACAAGTTCAAATTCACCACCTTCATAATCATCTGGGTCGGAAAGTAAAACGCTTGCACTAATTTTTCGAATATAATTCGAACTGTTTTGATCGGCGTCAATATGCCAATCATAGTGTTGTTTGTTTTTGGCTCGATAAACTGTATACTGAAACGCATCAAAACCATCAATGTTATACATGAAATGGTCATAGTTAACAAGAGAAACAAGATTTCCAAATTTTTGGAAAAGCCAATCTGAATTTTGATCGTGCGACAACCACATGATATCGCTGTCGCGCGCTTTCTTGTTGATTTGTCCTTGACCAGCAGTGCCAACACCACCTTTCTGGAACTTTTGTAGATCTTCTAAGTCTACAATTTTATCACATTCGTCTTGGGTGAAAGCGTTATTGACAACGCAATATTGTTGCAATTTATGAGAATATTTTTGCAATTTGAATGGCATAACAACTCCACATTAAGCAAAATAAAATTATACTATATTTAGTCGATCTTTACAACTATTTGTCCACCTGCAGGTACAGTCACTGGATAATTTGCAGAATCTGGATAAACATTGGTATCAACAGGTGTTTCTGGAACATATGGTGCCAATTGACCTGCATTATAACCAGCAATAGTTGGTGAAGGACCAGCGTTATAATTTGCTGAAGCACCAGCACCGCCTGGGAAATAAACACCAAGAACAGTTGTTGCTGTTCCAGGCGTACCAAGAACTGGCGGATTGTATGTTGCTACAGTACCAGCATTATATGTAGCAGCTGTATTACCAGAATATGATGCAGGATTTTGAGGATTGTATGTTGCTGGATTGCCAGCATTGTATCCTGAAATATTATTTCCACTGTAGGATGCAGGCACAGGAGGATTATAACTTGCTGGATTGCCAGCATTATAATTTGCCAAATTATTTCCTGTGTATGATGCAGGATTTCCAGGATTGTATGTTGCTGGACTGCCAGCATTATAATTGGCAAGATTATTTCCAGAATACGAAGCAATTGATCCAGGATTATATGTTGCTGCGTTGCCAACATTATAACCAGAAATGTTGTTACCAGAATATGATGCAGCACTTCCAGCATTATAATTTGCACTACCTGGATTGTATGTTGCTACGTTACGAGGATTATATGATGCTGGTGTACCAGTATTATAATTCGCACTGTTTCCAGAATAACCAGCAAGATTGTTTCCAGAATATGATGCTGGTGAGCCAGTATTGTAATTTGCAGATCCTGGATTGTATGTTGCTACGTTCTGCGGATTGTATGATGCTACTGTTCCAGTATTATAATTTGCATTATTTCCAGAATAGCCAGCAATGTTGCGAGTATTATATGATGCAATATTTCCTGGTGTGAAGTTTGCATTATTACCAGAATATCCTGCCACATTGCGTGGATTATACGAAGCAATAGTGTTACCAGAATAACTTGCAGCAGTGCCAGCATTATAGTTAGCTGTGCCTGGATTGTATGTTGCTACGTTACGAGGATTGTATGATGCTACTGTCCCAGTGTTATAATTTGCAGATCCTGCATTATACCCAGCAACGCTTGGTGCATTATATGTTGCAGCATTACCAGCATTGTAATTTGCTGAACCTGGATTATAAACGCCAGTCGGATTTCCTGGTTCTCCTGGAATTTGCTGGTATGTAATATACACGTTAACAGTACCGAGCTCATTTGTAGATCCATAAGCATTGGTTGGTCCAGGCGCAGAACCACCA